AATTTATTCGTCTGGCGATGCAAATGAGATTAAATCAAAACAAGTCAATGTACAGAGTTTTATAAATCAGTACATAGGCGAAGATGGTTTAGTTAATGATGCACAAGGTTGGCACAAAGCATTAAACGCAGCAATGAACCCAGATAAACTAGCTCAGTATTTTTATGAGCAAGGAAAGGCAGACGCCATAGGAGATGTTTCGAAAAAAAGTAAAAACATTAATATGAGTTTGAGGCAAACACCTCAATCGTCTCCACAGAAAGGGTTTCAAGCAAGAGCGGTTAGTACAGATTCAGGAAGAGGTTTGCGAATAAGGAGTAAAAACAAAAATAATTAACAATTAAAAAATTTTAAAATGGCAGGACAAATTGCAGCAAATCCTACTTTCGCACTACAGCCTAGTGCAGAACAAGTAGTATTACAAACAAACTATATCACTAATTTTGATTTCTTAAATCAATATTTACCAGATACTTACGAAAAAGAATTTGAAAGATATGGAAACAGAACAGTAGCATCATTCTTAAGAATGGTAGGTGCTGAAATGCCTTCTAACTCAGACCTTATCAAATGGGCAGAGCAAGGAAGATTACACACTAAATATGTAGACGTAACTTCAGCAGCAGCTGCGGGATCGGACACAGCAGTATTAACTGTTGGTGACGTATTAGTACCAGGTAGCGGATCAATCGCTTTAAGAGTAGGTCAAACAATTATGATCTCTGATAACACAAATGCTTCAGTTTTAACTAACAAAGCATTAATTACTGCGGTAGATATGGCTAACGCTCAAATCACTGTAGCTTATTATGAAGCAGCTGGTCAAGCAGTAGCAGCAGATGTTGTTACTTCTTTATTTGTATATGGTTCTGAGTTCCAAAAAGGAACAAACGGAATGCAAGGTCAATTAGAAGCTGATGATGATATTTACAGCAATTCACCAATTATCATAAAAGATAAATACGCAGTATCAGGATCTGATATGGCTCAAATTGGATGGATTGAGGTAACTACAGAAAACGGTGCAACTGGTTTCTTATGGTACTTAAAGTCTGAACACGAAACAAGATTAAGATTCGAAGACTATTTAGAGACAGCTATGGTAGAAGCAGTTCCAGCAATCGCAGGAAGTGGTGTTGCAGCAATCGCAGCAGGTGTAGCTTCAGGAGTTGGTAACAAAGGATCTGAAGGTTTATTCTATGTAGTAAACAATAGAGGTAATGTATGGTCAGGTGGAAACCCAAGTACATTAGCTGAATTCGATTCTATTATCCAAAGATTAGACAAACAAGGATCTATTGAAGAAAATGTTATTTTCTTAAACAGAGAGTTTGGATTTGATATTGATGATATGTTAGCTTCTCAGAATTCTTATGGAGCAAATGGTACGTCTTACGGATTATTTGACAATGACAAAGATATGGCATTGAACTTAGGATTTACAGGATTCCGTAGAGGATACGACTTTTACAAGTCTGACTGGAAATACTTAAATGACCCAACAATGAGAGGTGGACTACAAGGTGGAAAAATCAATGGTATTTTAGTACCAGCTGGTTCAACTACAGTTTATGACCAAGTACTTGGTAAAAACGCTAAGAGACCATTCTTACACGTTCGATACAGAGCTTCAGAAACTGAAGACAGACGTTATAAAACTTGGATTACAGGTTCTGCTGGTGGAGCAGCTACTTCTAGCTTAGATGCAATGGAAGTAAACTTCTTATCAGAAAGAGCTTTATGTACTTTAGGTGCTAATAACTTCTTCTTATTCAAGCAATAAGAATAACAATTTGTAATTTTTACCCTCGTTATAAAGACGGGGGTAATTATTACTTTTATAAACTTTAATTTAAATCAAATGAAAAACACAAAAAAAATAGTTTTAGTTAATAAAACTTACAAATTAAAAGGAGATGTTGCTCCTTTAAGTTTAATGATACCAGCTAGAAATAGCAGACGATCACCTTTAATGTATTTTGACGAAGACAAAGGAGTAAACAGAGCGCTTCGTTATGCAAGAAATCAAAAGAGTCCTTTCGAGGATGAACAAGATGGTAACGCCATCCTAGAACCTATCGTATTTGAAGATGGGTTTTTATTTGTTCCTAAAACAAATCCAGTATTACAACAGTTCTTATCATTACACCCATCTAACGGACATTTATTTATGGAGGTAGACAAAGAGGTTGATGCTACTGCTGATGTTGACACCTTAGATATGGAGCTTGAAGCTCAAGTATCTGCTAAAGGATTAAGCTTAGAGCTTATGGAAACCATTGGTAGGGTTGTGATTGGATTAAATGTGGACAAGCTTAGTTCGGCAGAATTAAAAAGAGATATAAGGTTATTTGCAAAAAGATACCCTCAAGATTTTTTAGAATCTCTTAATGATCCTTTATTGATTTTACAAAATAAATGTTCTCAATTTTTGTCTAACAATTTAATTATAATGAAAAATGAAAAAGATGTTTATTATAATTTAAAACAAAACAAGAAAAAACTACTAACTGTTCCTTATGGAGAAGATCCTTTATTTATATTGGCATCGTTCTTTCAAAGTGATGAAGGGCAGGCAGTATTCACTTTATTAAGTAATAGATTAAAAAAACTAGACGAATAAGTATTGCATAATAATGCAATTAATTGTTTAAATGTTATAGAGGTTTCACTAAAATGAAGCCTCTTTTTTTTTTCGTATCTTTGTTTAAATAACAATTTGAAATGATTAACACAGTAAGAGCAACAGTATTGTCGATTGCGAATAAAAACAATTACGGATATATAACTCCTAGTGATTTTAATTTATATGCAAAGCAAGCTCAATTAGATATTTTTGAAGACTATTTTTATCAATATAATAGTTGGATTATAAAGCAAAACGCCAGAGTTTCTGGTAGTGAATATGCAGATATACTAAAAGGATTAGTAGAGGTTATTGATAGTTTTTCTGAGACAAGAGGGTTGATTAATAATGGTATAAACTTATATAATCTTCCTGAAAACTATTACTTAATAAATAAAATAAACCATTATCCTAACGTTATATTTTCATCTACTAGCACAGCAGCTGGACTAAATACGCTTACTGATGCTAATGCAACGTTTATAACAACAGGAACTGTTGTTCCTGGACAATTTATATCAAACACTTCAGCAAATAGTATATACGCTGGATTTGGTGCATATGTAGTTAGTGTGGATTCAGAGACTCAATTAACATTATCTGGTAATCCATTTGGTACTGCAAGTACAATAGGTAATTCATATACGATTGTGACAACAGCAGGCATAAGAGAAATAGAAAGAGTTTCTCAAAATAAAATATTTTATTTAAACTCTTCTAGTTTAACATCGCCAAGCGTTTCATATCCTGCTTATGTTTTAGGAGGTGGTACTAGTACGGCTATTGGGAATACTATAACTGTATATCCTGAAAGTATAACTGGAGCTGGTAAAGTTTTATCACAATATATAAGATACCCGTTAGATCCTAACTGGACATATAGTACACTAACAGGTGGAGAGCCTGTTTTTGATGAAGGTGCGGCAGATTATCAAGACTTTGAACTTCCTGATTCTGATGAACCTAATTTAGTAAATAAGATATTGCAATATGCAGGTGTATCAATAAGAGAAAATGATATAGCTACTTTTGGAAATATTCAAGAACAAGAAGATAATCAACAACAATCATAAGAAATGGCATATATAACAGACTATCAATATTATGAAAACGGAGGAGTTAATCCTACGAATTCAAACTGGGGGTCATACCAATTTGTATCATTAGACGATATAGTAAATAATTTTATGCTAATGTATGTTGGTAATGACAAGCTAATAAACAATGTAGAAAAATATAATATTTTATTTCACGCAAAGCGAGGTATTCAAGAATTGAATTACGATGCTATGAAAGAAATAAAAGTTTTAGAACTAAGTGTTTGTGATCAATTAAGATATGTACTTCCACCTGATTATGTAAATTGGGTTAGGGTATCAATATATCAAAATGGTGTTCTTATGACATTAACAGAAAATATTCAAACTAACTGGAGTAATGCTTACTTGCAGGCAAATGACTGTAAGATATTGTTTGATGAATATGGAAATATATTAAAACCAGAAAACTCTACTATAGATATGGACAGAATATCTGGTGGAAAGAAAAGTCTTTACTTAAATGCTAACAGCAGTCAAGATGGCAATATGGGTTACAATATAGATGGGTCTTGGTATTTTGATTATAGCGTTGGTCAACGTTATGGTCTTAACACAGAGACAGCTAACTCAAACCCTACATTTAAAATTAACAAGGCTTCAGGTGTTATAAACTTTAGTTCTGGAGCAGCAGATAAGCTAGTTATTTTAGAATATGTTTCAGATGGTATGGAGAATGGAGTAGATTCTGAAATAAATTTAAACAAACTATTTGAAGATTTTATTTACGCATACATAAAATATGCTATATTAACGAGCAAATACGGGGTGCAAGAGTATATTATAAATAGAGCTAAGAAAGAAAAGTCAGCTTTATTAAGAAATGCAAAAATACGATTAAGTAACATACATCCAGGAAGATTGTTGATGAATCTAAGAGGTCAAGATAAATGGTTGAAATAATATGCCACAGTTTACAAGAAATTTTATAAAAGGGAGAATGAATAAAAGCGTTGATGAACGATTAGTTCCTCAAGGTGAATATATTGATGCTCAAAATTGTAGACTTGGTTCTACAGAAAACACAGAAATAGGCGCTGTAGAAAACTCTTTAGGAAATACTAGGTTGACGACTTTAACTTATGAAGGTCAGGCGCTAAGTAATGAAGCAAAGTGTATAGGCGCTTATGAAGATGGAGGTAATGAAACTATGTATTGGTTTGTAAATGATCCAGCTAATACAAATTCTAGTACTGGAGTTGTAGATATGATTGTTTCTTACGACACAAAAAATGATTCTCTTTTTTATCACGTAATATCTACTAGTGTTTTAAATTTTAATGACAAAAAATTAATAACAGGAGTTAATCTTATAGATGGTTTATTGTTTTTTACAGACAATTTAAATCCTCCTAGAAAAATAAATGTTAGCAGAACATATCAATATCCTATAAGTGACGTTGATCAAATTACAGAACAAGATATAGGAGTTATTGTTGCGCCTCCATTATTTGCGCCTACATTAACACCAACTCAACAAGGTGGTGGAGAAAATTATATGAAAGAAATTATGATTTCTTTTGCATACCGATACCAATATGAAGATAATGAGTATTCGGCTATGTCTCCATTTTCACCTATATCATTTTCACCTGGTCCTTTTCAATTAAATTATTCTACCTATGACAATATAGGTATGGAAAATGTATATAATAGTGTTATTGTTAAATTTAATACAGGGACTAAAAATGTTAAAGGAATAGATTTATTATTTAAATCAACAAACTTTACAACAGTAAATGTAATAGAAAGATTTAATAAGCTTGATCAAGGATGGTTAGATAATGTAGAACAAACTTTTCAATTTACAAATCAAAAAATATATACAGTACTTCCTGAAGCTCAAATGATTAGATTGTTTGATAATGTTCCAAGAATAGCTCAAGCACAAACATTAATGGGTAACAGGCTGATGTATGGAAACTATGTTGATGGATATGACATAACTAATTCTGATGGTCAAGATGTTTACTTAGATTATGAATTAGATTTAATTACGGAAAACTTATCATCTGATCAAACATCATCAGTAAATAGTGACTTCAACTATTCTATAAATGGTTCAGTAAATATTATAAATGGTACTGCTAGTTATGATATATCTGGATATGATTTAAAAGCAGGCG